AACACGTCGCATCTCAATGAGATGTTGAAATGATCTGAACATGTATTATGGACTTGTGCTCATCTCCAAACATAATACACTTTGTAGACACGTATCTACATCGTGGGTAGCGATACCCAGACTGAAAGCTGAAACGCTTTGGCTATAGATTAGCGACCTATAGTTTAACAACACCTATCGAAAGATATTTGGACCATGATTAATAATACAGTCCTCTACTAAGGAAACTTAGTGGATGCAATCTGGTGAATTGCTGGGAAGTCCTAAAGCTTTATCGCCTATATGCTTTTAAACGCGTTATAAAGCATCTAGGAGACGAAAGTCAGAAATAAGGATAAAGATATCATATGATGCAATAAAACCTCTAAAAAGGGCCTATAAAGGCTTTAAAACGCATTTTAGAGACTCTAAGTGATATTATACAATGGATAATCAGCAGGCAAGCCTCAAGGAGGAGGAAGCTTCAACGATCAACGTGTACATTCAAGCGAATGGAAGTGCCAGATACCTAAATAATAAGATAAATCTTCTTATTACATGGTAAAGATATGATCTGTACTATATAGAGATATATAGCGGTATATTTAGTATACGGGATTGAAAGTAGCGAGTCAATCTGAACATATTAGGGAGATAAAATATCTAATAAGCCACTTAATAGTAAAGAGGCAGTGGCTGATATAAAGAAAGCTCAAAACTCATTATTTAATATATTTGACTATGCTGGTAACTTTAGAAGAGCTACTGGTAAAGACGGAACACAAACTTACTATAGTTTTAGTAGAAATCCAAAGCCAAATGAAAAACCTAAGACTATTCCTTCTAATCATCCATTAATAAAAGCAATTATGGAAGCTAAAGAGGGAGATTTGGATATTGATTTAATTTATCAATATATGAGTAGTTTTGAAGTAGGTGGGGAACCTGAAGTAAATATTTATGATAAGGTTACTATTAAGAGATTTGGAAAGGAAATAAAGACTACTGTAGGGCGTCTTATAATAAATAAGATAGTATTTTATAGATTTTGGGATAACAAAAACTTCCCATATCACGATATAGTATTTACTAAGAAAGCTATGGACGAGATCTTTATGGAAATCGGACAGATAATAATGGAAAAGAATGCAACTGTAGATGACTTGAATCAGGCTATAAATATGTTTACTGAGTTTGGTTTAAGATTGAGTACTATATTTAATAGCAGTATTACTATACATATGATGACGCCAGGTGAAGAATATAAGAAAATGCGTGATGCTATTATGAAGCCTGCGTTTGAAGAATACAGAAAGACTCATGATATGAGCGTAGTAGAAAAGGCTGAAAAGCAAGTTCTTGATAATGCTAAGAAAATGTTTGCGGAAGACGATATGATGGAAATGTATGAAAGTGGAGCTAGTGCTGATATAAATAACGACTGGAAGACTATGAACGTAAGTATGGGAAGTTTGCCTAACTTGGATGGTACTGCAGAAGTTATAGTAGAAGATGCTCTTGCAGATGGAATAGATTTGCATTATACTGCAGACTTGGCTAATACTGCTCAAAAAGGAGCTATAGATAGAGGAAACAAAACTGCATTGGCAGGAGTACTTTATAAACAGCTGGTAAATGGATTTGGTAATATATTTGGTATTAGAGGAGATTGTGGAAGTAAAGAAGGAATCGAAGTTAAGACTGGTAATAAATGGGATATATTAAACAGATATGCTATCGTAGGTGGAAAGTCTGTAAAGATTACTATGAAGAATGTGGATAAATTCCTTAATAAGAAGTTTATTATGAGAAGTCCTATACATTGTAAGTTAAAGGGAGATAACTTCTGTAGCTGTTGTACTGGAGACAAGCCATTCGATATAGTAGGACAAGATAAGATTCCAATAGGAATATATACTGCTGAAATAGCTACTGGTGTACTTAATATGTTCATGAAGAGTACACACGATCTGCATTTAGTACAATTTATAATAAAAGACTTAAATGCTTACGTATATCCTGAAAATAAGAAGAATCTGTTTGAAATAAAGACAGATCCTATAGATGGAATAGTAAAAGTATACTGTACTGAAGATATTACTTGGAGAGTTCCTACTAGTTCTATAGACGCAGAGTATAACTATTACAATGTATTGGCATATGGAACTATACTTAATACTAAAGATGAAGAATATACTCTTACTCTTGGAACAGAAGTTAAGACTACTCCTAGAGAGATTATAAGACCAAATGTAGAAGAAGATAGAGAACTTGAGGCTCACGTAATCTTTAAATATAATAAGGGTGACGTATTCTTAATACAAACTAACAGTTATATGAGAGAAATGACTACTGCTAAAGTAATGCAACTTTACTTTGGTGGAAACGTAAGTAACTTGATTCCAATAAATCTACACTTGAATACTATATACAATGCAATGAAATCTAATAAGAAAATCAATGCTGCTCAGTTATCATTTGAGCTATTACTTGGAACTCTTATTAGAGATTATGATGATGTAAGTAAGCCTCAGCGTGAAACAGGAAGTAAGAAATATAGATTTATATCTGTATACGAAGTAGGGGCTACTGCAGGAATGTTTAATGGACTATTTAGTAATGATGCTAATAAGGCATTAATAATAAACTTGGCTAAGAATGAGAAAGATCAGGCTAAGAAAATCAGTCCATTAGAAAAAGCTTTAAGATATTAGGAGGATAAATAAATGGCGATAATAGAAATAAGAGATGTAAATGATATACCCAGAGCAATTAATACTGCTCAAATAGAACATATAGAAGGTACGGCTACTAAAGTTATAACTGTACCAGCTGGATCTTTAATAAGTAAAGACTATACTGGAAATCCAGTTGTAGTAAAAGAAGATACAAACTATACAGTAATAGACTGGAGTAAAGATGTAAAGCTTATAATGATGAATGGTGTAACGTACACAATAAAACCAGAAGAATTACAACTATTACAATCTCAAGGAGAATTAGGACTTAGAAAAGCAAATCCACTTGGATATTAGGAGGAAATAAATTATGTCTAAAGTTTTAGATAGTAGATTACAACAAATAAGCAGATTGATAGAAGGTACTATCTGTAAACAGACTAAACTAGCAGAGGCCTATGAATACGAGACTGATCAAAAGGCCTCGTATCTTAGGTTTAAAGCCGCAGTAATGGAATATGATGTATTATCTGATTATGATTATATGCTTAATGATGATATGTTTGAGGCTATAAATCGTAGTTTACTTCCAGAAGATCAGATATCTAAGACAGATTGGGATTATTTATATGCTTATAATGGAAAAGAGCTTAGACCTGTTCTTAAGAATCTTGGTATACTTGATAGTGTAATGAACTACTTGAGAAGTAGTGAGATATTGGAAACTTATGTAGAATATAATCCATATTATAGAATGCTTCTTGGAAAGCCTCCTATTGATACGCCTGATGAGGATTATATCTATATAGAAAGAACTACTGTAAGAGCCGGAGTATCTTCTACAGAAATGGTTCCTATACATCATTTGACTAAGTCTGAGATATTTAGGCTTAAGAAAGCTGGTAGACTTGATACTCTTATAGCTCAGCATCCAGAAAAAGAATACTTGAGATATCTTGATAAGGATATAAATCTGATAGAAGCTAGAGAAGCAGGTGAATTTGAGATACTTTATACGCCTAATAAGCGTGAGTTTACTACTTATAGAGAGATGTTTAATAATGAGCGTAAAGTATGGCTTAAAACTTATGGATCTACTTATATGATAGAAACTACTGATTATGACGAGTCTTTGGAGCTTACTACTATAAAGCTTCGTGCTATTTGTATGTTTTATATCTTTACTTATAGTAATAGTCTTAATAAAACGACTTATACTAGAGAAGAATCAGAAGATAAATTCCAAGAATTTGGACTATCGTTCCCATCTAGAATGCCAGATAGCTATAGAGATAGTTTGACTTTCGTACTTAGTTATATAAATACGTTTAAAGGAACGAACTTTGCTCTGGATTTTATAGCACGTAAGATATTCAGTGGACTTAGACTATATAAATATTGGATAAGAAAGCGTGTAAGAGATGTCTCTACAGATGGATTTAAGTTTCCTATTGGAGATGATGGTGCACTTGTGGCTCCTAATAGAGAATATGAAGATGCTCGTGTATACGATATTGAAAAGATGAAGAAGCTTAATCCTGGCTTTGTAGCTGCTGCTTCTGCTAGTGGTGCTCAGAGTCCGCTTGAAACTACTCCTGAAAGTTTGTATCACGTAGACTTTGTATTGCGTCCTATTAATAGTACTAATATAATAGACTTTGATAATATGGAAGGCGGTACTGGAGATAGAACGAGTGATCCTAATAGTCTAGACGATCAATGGGGTGATGTAAACCATGCTAAATCTATTAAGTATGTATTGCCTGAATATGAGGATTATAGTAAAGGAAAGTCTAAAGAGATAGTACTGTCTTATGACGAAGTAGTGGCTATGGATCCTAGATGGGAAAATAGCGCTCAAATGAAGCATGCTGTCTATAGTGAGGACTTCTCTTATGTAGAATCTAAATACTTGGCAGTAGATAACATCGTAAAGATAAGTGATTTTACTACAGGTATAGGAGTAATACATAGATATATACTTAAATATAAAGATATGCTGCTTAAAACATCATTTCCTTACAGAAGTACAGGACATCAACATAGCTGGTTTGCTCTGTGGGTATACTTTATAACATTTATAAACTATAATACTACAAAGAATATAGATGCTCCAACAGGAGATACTGTAGGCTGGGTAGAAAAGATGCTAGATTTTAATACTATAAAGACACATCCTACTGTAAGATTCTATTGGCTTAATGAATTTGCTCAGACAGGAATAGACATTACTCTAGAAGAGTTTCCTGATCCTGTAAATAATAATGACGATTTCATTAAAATGCTTCAAAAGATAGAAAGATCTATAGGACTTGCAAGATTTCTTGATGCAGTATTACTACGTGCTAGAAATCATAAGGAAGTAGATCTTATATTAGAAGTGTATAATTATGTAAGAATAGGACGTAAACAGCCAGATAAGTTTAATGCTACTGGTAATGAGGATAAATCTTGGTATAGATTCTTAGAAGAAGTAGATCCTAATCTTGCATATCATTTTGATCTTACTATATTACACGATGATGCAGATGAAATATCTATGGAAATGGATAATATAAGTACTGCATTATTAGATATAGTTAAGAATCAGGAAAGTGCTGCTAACGGAAGCTTCCCAGATATAAAGGAAGTTATATTCTCTTCTGGTATGATATATGGAGGTATGAGTCAATACTTGCAATATATAATAAAGTTATTTAAAGCGTGGAGAGTAGAATTCTTAGGAGAAGGTAATGCTCTTATACTTATGGGAGACGATGATGACTACTTGCTTATAGTAGATCAGCTTACTCCTAATGTAAATATAAAGATAAATACTCCTAGATGGAACTACACTCAATATCATTGGGTAGAACCTGCTGAAGATAATAATGTTACATTGTGTGATGAACATGCTATTCATGATGACATTTATATGCATACTAGATACGGAGAAATAAAAATTAGTTAATGGAGGATATATATGTTTAAAACATTAAAAGATCTTTTAAAGAAGATATTCTTTAAAATAGAAGACGAATTCAAAATCTGGGATGGAAGACTTTATAAGTTAGAGACTATGCCTAATGGAGAATTTAAAGAAGTAGAACTTGGTAAAAACAAAGTACTTCTAAGCGGACTTCAAGCAACTTGTAAACATCTGTTTAATAAACCATTTAAAATACAGATGAAAAGCTTTGAAGAAAACTTATATAGCGATACAGAAGTGGTAAACGATCTTGCTAATATTACTGCTGTACCTGATGATATTCCATTTATAAAAGGATATAACTTATTATACGATGGAAGTGTAGGAACAGACGTAGTACCTTATGACAAGCATAAGAAAGGATACACATTTGATCAAATGATACCTTTCAGATGTATTAATATAGAGCTTGCTAAGGGAATGATGGGAGCTCTTATGACTAAATACGCTCACTACAGAGTAAAAACTTATCACTTATCAAATGGACAAGACGTTCAATATGTAGAATTCTTTACTAAGAAAGTGGATATAAGATATACTGTAACTACTTCTGATGGAGTAGAAATTACAGTAGCAGAGCCAGATGAAAACCTTATAACTGATAAAGATATAAGATGTATAGCTTCTTTTACTATAAGTGTAGAAGACGAAGAGCTTTCTGAATGGTTTAATCTTAATAATAGAGGTAAGTCTGAGGCATCTGGATATAATGCAGTTGCTACTATGTGGGGTACTAGTGCTACTACAAGTAAATTTGGTACTCAATTTAATACTATGATAAACTCTTATGTATTCAGTAGAGTAAACCATGCATTCGTTATACACGGTGTAGACGGAGCTATTACTTGTATATATAAAATGAGACTTATTTAGAAGAGGTGATACTTTATGGCTATCCAAGAAATAGATTGGTCTGAAATAATAAACCAGGCCCTTAAAAGTAGTGCTAAAACTTGGGAAGCTGAGTTTCTAGCTGCTAATAAGACTACAGAAGAAAGAATAGCTGCTCTTAATAAGCTTAAGAGAGAGGCAGACTTAGAGTGGAAGGCTCTTATGACTGCTAAGACAGAACCGTTTAGATATGCAGTAGATCCTAAAGATCTGAGAGCAGATTACGAGCACTGGAAGTGGAGTTTGACTCCTCTTCCTAAGTCTCAATACGTTTATACTACAGATAGATACAAGATTACTAGAGACGGAAAGATTATATGGAATACTCGTTATTTTAAAGATCATATGAATAGAGATGACTGGCAATCTGATACAAAGCTTACTGGAGATGACTTCTTTACATCTAGATGGAGTAGTAGTCCTACTGCTGTATTATATAAGAACTTACAGTCTACGTGGTTACTTGGAATGTTTAAGAAAGGCGAGGCTAATACTATAAAACAAGTTGCTAATGATTGGAGTAGTTGGTTTAAATCTCTTAAACTTGCAGAATCTGAAGCTTGGAAGAGTAGTTTTAAGGGAATAGTAGAAGGTACAAAACAGAAGCTATTAGAAACAGTCGATAGTATAGCTGGTATTAGCAGGGCTTCTGAGCGTTATAGACAGGCTGCTACTGGTATAAGACAGGATATATCAGACGCACTAGGAGAGCTTAGAGAGACTTATACAGGGCTTATAACTAGTACTATAAACGATACTCTAGATAATCTTAAGGAATTAGGAACTAAGGCTATAAATGGAGTAAAGGCTCAGGCTTATGATTGGACTGTAAAAGCAGGTAAACGTAGTCTTGCTTATCTTAGAGATAGATTTGGTAATGTAGCTGGTAAGCTTAATGGACTGGTTCCTACTCCTATACTAAGAGTACTTGCACCTGCTAATAAGATACTCGGTGGAACACTGGGTAAAATAGCTTCTAGGCTAGGGCTCGGACGGTGGATGTCTGATGTAAGGGGAAGTCAATATGAGCACGATCCTATAACAAATTCTAAAAACGTACATAGCCAGGCTAAGTTACTTACTCAAATTACTTCTGTAGTAGAGAAAGAAGACTATGCTCATAAAAGACTTACAGAGAATCTACAAATAGAATGGGAGAAAGATCAGCTTGTAACTATAGGAATGGATCTTAGAAATAACTTGGCTTATATGCTTGAAGACTTCGGGTATGTAAATACTATTATAAGATCTCTTAACTTTGCAAGAAACTTCCACTTTGTAAATAGACCAGTATTAGAAAGTGAAACTAACAGCTATTATAGAACATATGCTTTCTTTACTAGACCAAATCTAAACTTATTTATAGATGGAAAACTTAACCCTTCTCTAGATCAATATCCAGAAATGAAGGCTATTGTACTTACAGATCCAGGACTTTACTCAGAACTTTGTAGAGATGGAGCTTATAAGAGTAATTTATTTAAACTACTTAATAACTATACTAAAGAAGTAGCTCCTCCTAGACTTTCTGAAACTAACAGAGAAGGTATAATGAACATGCACGGTAAGTCTATGCCTACTCCTGGTATACCAGAAATATATGGAGAAAATGATATAAGTGTAACTTTCATGGATAATAACCGTGGAGATATAGCAAAACTATTATATTTCCTTTCTATGTATAAGGAATATACTGCTAAACAAGGATTTCCTATGAGATCTGAGTATATAAAGTATAAAGGACTTGATTACTTAATGAGTCTTTATATTGTGTCTGTAGACATGAACTGGAATATGATAAACTTTGCTGTTGCCTATAGCTTGATTCCACCTGAACCTCCTACTCATTTGGCACAACATAAGCTAGATGGTATGAGTAAGAATGAATATATGGAAGATATTAATATGACTTTTAAATGTACTACGTTTATTCCTTATGCTCCAGATCAATGTGATGTATTTAATGTATTATCTGGATTTAACGTAAATGCTCTTATAGATACACAAGGAGCAGACGGAACTACGCTAATAGCTACAGGACGTAGTGCTAAAACTATATTATCAGAAGGTAAATCAGAAAGAAAGCCTCTATTTAGATCTAGTTTTAAAGAAAGAACTAGTGAACACGATAGAGGAGATGAACCTGCTTTTCCATTTAAAGGATTATTTGAAATGATGGCTATATCTCCAGGTTTCTATAGAATGAGCCAGGTTAGTAAGGATAATATGAGAGATACGAGACTTAATATAAAGTTTGGATTTAGTTCTTAGGAGGAAGATATGAGTAATACTAATTTAAGAAAGCTTAATGTATCTAATAAGAATGACTATCCCTATGTAAAAGTAGGATTTTCTGGAAGAGCTTATCCAAACACTAATACATTTCATACGTTTGACTGTGTATTTGGACACGTAGTAAAGCATATGGAGAACTGGGTAGCTATTCATACAGATATAAAGCTATTAGAAACAGAGATAGTGCAAAGACTGCCAGAGGCTCAGCGTACTAAAGATAGTTTGAGAAAGATGCTTGCTCGTAGTATATTTCCTCGTGCTGTAGCTCTTTATAATATAGATCCTAACCATGAGAAGTTTGTGGACTTTGCAAATATGGATAGATTTGATAGAATAAATGGAAATCCTGCTATAAACTTGCTTGAAGTTAGAAGACAGAGCTGGAAGAAGAATCCTGGTGATGTATGGGATTATATGAGAGATATAGATTTAATGCTGTTTGGAAGTCCAAAGTTTCAAACAGCTTCTATATTTTTTAGCGTACTTGTAAACGAAGAGGCCAAGGCATACGAAGTATCTGAAATGATGAAGTATATATTTCCACTTGAAGTTCCTAAACCTATATTTTATAAGAAAGAAGAATTACCAGATGGAAAGAATCCTCTTATAATACCATATACACTAGAGACAGTACTTCCAGATACTCTTATACACGATCTTAAGGTTATATTTAATATAGCTAAAGAAGGTACTGATGGAGATTTGCAACTGTTAGAAATACTTAGACAGCATGCAAAAGATCAGATAGATTACAGAGTAGATGGAGGAAATAGACGTAGATCGTTTGTTATAAAGTATAGTGCTCCTATTACATTGATTCCTAAGTCTATAGAAGAGATTAATATAGAAGAAAGTAATGTAAAAACATTTGGTACTAAGATAGAATTCTTGGTAAATTATCCTAAGTTCTTAGTATATGGACTGTCTGCTACTATGGAAAAGATCAATTTAGACGACAAAGCTATACAACAAAAAATGGAATACGATCCAGATAAATTTACATTTCATACAGAGATTTATTCTGCTATGTTCACACAGTTTACCGACAACAAGCTGTCTCTTTTCAATATGACAGAAGTAGAATATAGTAAAGAAGATGAAAGAATAGATAATAAAGGAAACATATATACTGCTCTTGATACTATCGACACTGTATGTGAAGATATGATAATGGCGAAGTATGTAGAGTTCTTATACGAGTGTTATGATGAAGAAGATCTCAAGGATCTTATCTATATAGAATGTAAGCGTCAAAAGCTAGATAAAGGTATTAAAGACTATGTTCCAGGTATGGAAGCAGACTTTAGAGTAAATGCTGATGAGATAATAGATCTTAGAGGTAAGGAAGGACGTATTACTTATATAGCATTATATCTTAATAAAGAACACTTTGCTAGATGGAAAGAAGAGAAAGGATATGTTAATAGAAGTAATTTTAGTAATGTATAGGGAGGTATGAGAATATGACACCAGCTTTTATAGATTTTGATAAGCTAGGGTTTACAAAAGCAGCTGTAGAAGTTATATCTAGACACGAGGGATTTAGAAAGAAAAAATATAAAGATACAAAAGGTATCTGGACTATTGGATACGGATTCAATATGGAAAGTGGTACATTTTCTAAAGAACAAGTGGATAGATGGAATAAAGATGGAATAACTGAAGATGAGGCTAAATATATATTGGCTAAACATATAAATAGTCTTATACTTAAGCTTGATAGAATGCCTTGGGTTACAGCAATGAATTTTGCACGTAGACTAGCAATAGTAGATATGTGCTTTAATATGGGTATTGGATGGATAGATAGATGGGTAAATACTATAGGATTTATCAAAGCCAAGAACTATAATGCTGCGGGAAGGGCAATAAGAAACAGTCTTTATGCTAAACAAGTGGGAGCTAGAGCTATAAGAAATGCTATGGCTCTTGAATTAGGAAAGTATCCACTTCCTACGCTTGGAGCTAAAGAACTACTTTTATTACAAGGAGTAGCTACTTCAAATCCAATGAAGAATGCTCCTGGAAATAATATTAAAAAATAAGGAGAAGATAAATGGATGACAAAATTAGAGATAGAAGACGTTATCGTACAGGCTTTACCATAGATGATAAGAAAGAGTTTATGAATATTGCCGTAACAGAATTAGTAAGAAATGGAATAAATCCAGCCGACGTATCTCTATTATCTCCAGTTGCTATCACTATACAAGGTATGAGTAACTTTATAGATAGTATTTCTACAGTAGTTGGGAATATAGCCAGAGAAAATAGCTTGATTCATGCTCAACGTTATAGTAGTCTTATGAACCAATTGGCTCAACATACAAATGAAATAGTGATAGCAAAACCTTCTATGATAGATATGTTTGTAAGAATTCCTCTATCAGACGTGTTAATATATGGTAAAAAGACTCAGGCTAATACTTGGGAAATGACTTATACTAACGATAACGTGTGTATGATAGACGGACTTAAGTTTATGCCAGTAGAGAAAGAACATATAATTAAAGTTACAAAGAATACTGATGGAAGCTTGAGTCCTCGTGTATATGTAGATAGAGGTATAAGAAAAGACGACGTACTTGTACAAATGGTAGAATTACACGGTGTAAAGATACTGGGATTTAAGGCAACATTTAAGCAGATAGAAATAGATATAAAAGAATTTATATTCAGTGACGATCAGCTTCAAATGTTTCTTGTAGAAGAACCTATGCCTATAAGCGATATCTTTTTATATTATAGACCTGATAGTGGAAGTCAATGGCGTAGTATAGGAAAAAGACTGTACTTTACTAGAGGAAGTGAAGACTATCTTGAATATAAGATAGAAGCTCAGAATAAAGTACGTATAGATTATAAGTATGTGCAAGGTGGATTTAAGCCTGCTATAGGAGGACAGCTACGTGTAGAAGTGCATATGACTGCTGGACGTGATGTAAGAACTACAGTGCCTGCAGAACCTCTTATAATAGAAAGTCATCTTACTCACGTAGATTATGAGCCTGTAGGAGTAGATTATTTCGAGTCTACTGGTGCTAAATTAGCTGCTATGGATAGAGAACAGCTTAGAAATAATATTATAAAGATAAACGGTTCTAGACGTAGAATAGATACTGATAGTGATATGAAGACTTTCTTGCTTAATTATACTGGAGAAAGTAAGTTCGAGCCTAAGCTAGTACTTAATGATGTAAAGCATAGAATATTTAATGTTTACGCTACTCTTTCTTTCAGAAGTGATACAGGAAGTCTTAAGCGTACGTTTACAGTTCCTACTAATACGTGTAATTTGACTATTAAAAAGGAAGATCTTTTTACTAAAGAAGTAAAAGGTACGAGATATTACTGTATGAACGATAGCCATGCTATTAAGAGTACACAGACTAGAGCTATGGACTTTAGTACGCTATTACCAGGATTTAATACTATGACTGATGCTATACCTCAAAACGTAGGTAATCTTAATGTTATGGATCCTTCTACTATAAGTATGAATTATTATTATATAACTCCGTTTATATTTAGCTATGATCCTAAGGCTAATTTCTTAAGATCTTATGCTATGGGACAGTATGATATTCCATACTTGAGTTTCTCTACATTTGAAACATATACTAATAGTAGTGCTGTAAGATTTATTAATACTTCTATAAGAGTAAACGATTATCTAGATTTTACAGATACAACTAGAACAGCAGCTAGAAATGTATACGAATTAAGAGCACAAATGAGATGTGAAGCAAACGAGGAATATACTCCTATACTAGGACAAACATTCCAAGCTACTCTTAAAGTAAAGTCATTTGATAGACAGAGAGATATTTATATTTATGCTACATCTATAGAAAAACAAGAGGACGATAAATGGGACATTGTATTTAAAATAGATACAGATAGAAAGATATGGGGAGATATAGTAGAAATATCATATAGAAATGACCTGGATAATCCTGGAAGTACTGCTACAGATATGATTAGATGTAAGTCTGAAGTAGAACTAGAGTTTACTAGAGTGACTCCTAAGATACCTGCAGAGCCAGAAGAAAGAGATATGTATGGAACTGTAACTAAACCTGCTGTACCAGAAGTTCCTCGTAAGTTCCAAAAGATAAACGTTTATAGATCTACTGTAGAATTCTTTAAAGATATTACAGACAGTCTTTATATACAAACATCAATATCAGTGGATGGATTATTTAGATTTGTAGCCATACCACTAGTAGAAATGGAGTTTTGGAGATCTCCTAAGAATAGAATGAATATAATAAACGAGGTAGATAATATAGCCAAGTTTATTAAATCTGAAGTATATGATGAGCTTGATGAATATAGCTTGTCTAGTAGAACGCTACACGATAAGCTTGAAACACTGTTTAGAATAAGTATAAAGTTTACTAAAACGCATGGACTTAGCAAGTTCTTAGATATAGGAAATACCGCAAGAAGACCTATAATAAATCTACAAGTAAGTCCTACTGCATATATACGTAAGCTTGATAGTGATTTCGACGAAAGTGGTATAGCTTCACAATTAAATCAAAAACTTATAACACATGATTATATGATGACTGACTTCAACTTGAATACTATAGTGTTTAATACTATGGACAAAGCTGGAGACAGTGTGGATTGGGTACAATTTAAGAACTTAGATAATTATCCACCTGATCATTTGACTGTTATGAGAAATAATAATAAAGTAAATAACTGGGATCCGCCTGAAGTAATAAGTATTAAACCTGTTTATGTACCTGAGGCTGATAACTATAAATTTAATATGACATTTATTGACGCATAGGAGGTATTGAGAAGTGAAAGCAGCAATGTTAATTGAGGGTGTCAAATCTACATATGTATTTGAAAGTGCTCTCGAAAGTTTAGAAAGATGGTTCGGAGATGGTCGTTATAGTGAAAATGGTATGAGTCCACCTATATGGGTTGAAAAGAGTGAAGATGAAAACGCAGCTCTTATAATCTACAATGGTGGAATTAATAATGGAAAGCATCCAAGACAAGAAATATACGATGCAGATTTCTTTACAGAAAGCTATAGCGATAGTAAGATTAATAGTATATTCTCTGCTTGTATGGATCCTACAAATAAATCTATGATGAGTGAAACAGAGGGAGTATACTTTGTAAATGAAAATAGTACGGCTAAAGATATAAAGGACTTTGCTAATAAAGTAAAGATGTTTGCAGCTAGAACTATAATGAATCCTGCTTCTATTATAGCTATGGAATCTCGTACAGAAGATCTTACTATGTTTAAGATACTTGCAGCGGCTGCAGCAGAAAGTGAGAAAGTTGCATTAGAAATAGCTCTTGAAAATGCTAGAAAGCATAAGGAAGCTATGGGAGGACTTGAAGAATACAGTGATTTCGATAGAGATGACTTTGATAGAGAGCTTGATATATTAAATAGTAAGCCTACTGAAGTGGTAGATCCCACTACATTTGAAGAGCCTGAAGGACTTGATATAGTAGCAGATAGTAATGGAGAATCTGAAGTAAGACCTGAAGATTTGGATGCTAGTGACTTTAATCAAGTTCCAGTTATTCAAGATGAAGAACCAAATATAGTGGAAGAAGAACATAACATAGTAGAAGACGATTTAAAGCCTTCTGAGGTATCTATAATCGATTCTGAGCCTTTAGACGATAAAGAAGTAGTTAAACCAGTAGAAACGCCTAAAAACAGCCTATTAGAGGCTCTAACGGCATTACAAGAAAGAATGGGAATTACAGAAGCTGAATTTATAAGTAGACTTGAGAAAGTAATGCTTATAGGAAAGCTAGCTGGAGGACCACAATCAGCAGCTGTAGAAGAAGAGAAAGCTCCTATAGCAGAGAACGCTGTACCAGAAGAAAACGTAGAGGCTGTGGTTAATCCTGAGCCTGAAGTAGATGGAGATGACGAAGTTCATAATGAAGATTTAGAAGCTGTTAACGTAAACGATTTATTTGGA